GATATTTCTGCTCCTACTGTAGTGAATAGCGGATTACCAAAATATTGAGTTAGTTCACGCTGGCTAGTAACTTTTACTACTTCGCCTGCATTTGCTGTTTTTGTATATTTCGCTTTTCCGTCTGCTTCACTACCAGTCGGATCTGTTTTGTCTGAACGTGTTGCTACAAGTAATAGTGGTACTGTGCCTGCGCCCGGGGCGCCATATGCACTTTCATCTACTACTTGAACCTCTACACCTGGTGATACTAATGCCATATTATTGCTCCTCTGATAAAAGTAATTGCTAGTAGTATTTACCAGGACCACTATATATCAGGGGGGATATAAAGGTTAACCTAGTAGTTAATTATATCTTTTATTCTAGATTGTAATTGATCCAGTGTTGTATCATTGCTAACTATTTCATCAAACGCACTGTCGCTATCAATCCAATGCCATTCACTGGGGTGTATGTCTACAGGCTCAGTACCTCTGTCTCTTCTGTCGTAGAACCACTTTGGCATATCTCCTCTGCGTACTTGCCACACTTGGCCTTGTACACTATTAATCATACGCATTTCATTGGGAAATCTTACATCGGGTATTACCCAATTTATATCTGGATTGTTTAGTATTTGTTGCTTAACAAGACTAACCCATATGCCATCGTAGAAACCATTACGCATACAATCTGTGCCAAATTCTTGTAGTACTAGTCTAGGTGTAATCGTTCTACCTGTTTCTTTTGTCCAATACTCGTCTTCTTTTTCACGCCATATACGGCTTCGATCAGTGTCGCCTTCTAGCATATCTCTATCCCAGCCGTATACACTAGCAACGCCGTCTTTGAGCTTGTCAGCAAAACTAATTTTTTGAAAGTTATGATTTTCAACTAGGATATCGGCAACAGTTCCTTTGCCACTTCCTATAAGTCCACATATACCGATAATCATACGCTACTCCGTAAATTCGTATTTTTTACAGTTTAGCGTAAATTTTAAAAGATGTCAACCTATAATAATGCCAAGTCCAGCTTGGCCTTCTGCGTAGTATTTTAGATCATCTTCTAGTTTGTCTATGCTCATTTGTGCATCACTACGTAGTGCATCTGCATTTAAACTAGTGCCACCTTGTGGGCCAGCGATAGTATTAAACTTACCACGTGCTTCTGCTAGCATTAATTTTGCGTGAGCAAGTGCAAACTCTTTCAACCACGGGCCGCTGTACGGATCTTGTAATAGCTCTTCGTTACTTCGAGACTTATAAGTGTGCAAGTATACAGTGTCATCTGCTTTAATTTTTCTATGCAGTAATAGTCTTTTAGTTGATGTATTCCAAGTAAAAGTAATATTCTCGCCAAACATACGTCCCAGTGTTTCACGATGTTGAGATAGTGCATCAAACGTTGCCATGCCGCCTGCTCTACCACTGTTTATCAAGTAGTTATTAAGGTACGCAGTTTCGAAAGGTTCTATGTCGCTGCCGCCACTTAGTGTTCCGCTACTGCGTCTGTATATATCCATAACATCAATGACCTCATTAGCAAGTGTGTACTCACTGATTCCATCTTTAACTTCTAATGGAATAAAACTTTCTTCCACACTGTTTTCACTGCGCTGTCTATACTTCTCGAAACTTTTGTTAATAGCCAAGTCGTAGTGCTCTGGATCGAGCTCTACGTCTACCATTTGTCCACCTAAGCGAAGTTCGATTTCTTTAATTAAATTATCTATTAATGCCATACAAGTATTTATTACTTGAAGGCTTTTAAGATAATAGTATCTGCGTTGAATCTGCCATTCATTTTAGTTTCAGTAGTTTTAAGATATCCAAACTGTGTTTTTAGCTTGTGCTTGGTAACCTTTTTCCATTGTGGCAAAATCTCTTCTGGCTTTCGTACAGTCTTTTGTACACTTTTTGTTTCATCAAAGAATTGTAATGTAGTTCCTTTGACTTTAAACGTAGTGTGATCTTCTGCATAGTATATGCCTAGTTTACGATTTTTTGTGTTAAACACAACTAGTGCAGTTGCATCAATGATATCACTCGGATTGATACTGGCAATACCAAAGTCTCCGTCACTTGGTTTAAATTTAAGTTTCTTAACCAGCTCTTGCGCACTTTTAACTTTGGGCTTGCGAATTGCTCTTGTTTGATTCTTTTCAGCTTTTATAATTTCAATTGCATCAAACAGTCGTTTATAAAAATCTGTTAGTTCCTTGATTTCTTTTTTACTGTACGTGCTATATCCTTCTGCAAGTTGTTCTTGCATATCGTCACGTTTTTTAGGAACAGGTAACTCATTTAGTTCTTGCATTTCTTCATGCGCACCTTTAAAGAACGCACTAACAAAACGTAAATGACCTAGATTCATTTCGTGCTTTTTAAAGTACTGTAGAGGATTCTGCCTGAGCAAAGGATTCTTTTTGCTGTCACGCATCCAATCGTCTAACCAAACGTCCATGTCTTCTAGTTTATCAATGGTAGCGTCTTTAAGACGTTCTTGAATAGTTGGAACATATACTTTTTTCTTTTTGCTATCCTCAACTTTTTTCTCTTCCAGGATATCTTTGCCAACTTCGATATACTTCTCAATCTTAGTAGCAATATAGTCTGTCATAGGGCGAATATCACCTGAGGTTCCAGGACACGCTTGCCAATAATCCTGCTCTTTTTCATTATAATCAGGGCAACCGTCTAACAACATTTTACAACGAATTCCTAGCACTTGCTCATGCTTGGCTGCTTTCTTTACACTGTTAATATCAGTTTTACTATAACCATTATCTTTCATCCACTCAAATGCCCACTCGATTGTGTCATTGTGTTTGAAGTTTTGATACCAAAAATCACTTACATTAATTTTAAGTCTGTGAAACTTAGCCCCGTCCAACTTTTCCCAATTATCAAAGCTAGGCGCTAGTAGACCTTTAGTACCACGACGTGGTCCTTTGGATACTGTTTTCTTTTTAGGTTTTTTAGTAAGACTACGAACACTCGCCATAGGAGTTCTCCTGGTTGTTATACTACTAATTTAGCATCTTTTTTAAATTTGTCAAGAGCCATGATAGTCATAAATATACATATGCCACGTTTAACACTATATAAACCGACGAAAACTAATGATTATCACTTTATGGATAGAAGTATCCGTGAACAGTTTAGCATAGGCGGAACTGGTGTGCATGTACACAAGTATGTAGGACCTGCTAACATAGGAGATCAAAATGACCCTAGTCAGCCTAACTATATCGATGGCAGAGAGATAGATCCACTAAGTGGAGAATTTATTAATGTTGATGGTATTATCAACGAAACAAAAATACAAGACTTATTATTTTTAGAAAATAGAGATCGTAAATATGATCCAGATGTATATGAAATGCGTGGAGTATACAATGTACAAGATACAGACTTTGATCTAACACAGTTTGGATTGTTTCTCAGTAATGATATGTTGTATATGACATTTCACATGAATGAAATGGTAGAGATTATGGGCAGAAAACTTATGCCCGGTGATGTATTAGAACTTCCGCACCTTAGAGATGCACTACTATTGAGCAGTGACAAAGCCGCAGTAAACAAATACTATGTTGTCAATGACGCCAACAGAGGTGCAGAAGGATTTAGCCAAACTTGGTATCCGCACATTTGGCGAGTCAAACTAAGCCCACTAACAGACAGTCAAGAATACTACGATATACTTGGCGATAGCAGTGACACTAATAGTCTCAAAAATGACGTTAGTACATACAAAGCAGAATTTAACATCAGTGATGCAATAGTAGCTGCCGCTGATGCAGAAGATCCAACAGGCACAAGTTTAGTAGATCATTTATTTGGTTATGATCATGCAACAAGCGGTGGTATTGTCAATCAAGACAATTCATACAACCACGGCGAGACAATTGCTAGTGGTGATCAATTCCCAACTACTGCAAACGAAGGTGAATACTTTATTAGAAATGACTTTAGTCCAAACAGAATGTTTGTACGCAGAGGAAATAAATGGCATAGACTATATGACAATATCACTGACCAAACTTGGACAGATAAAACATATAATGCTAGTGATTATATCAACAATGAAAGAACAACAGTAGTTGACGACCAAGAATTTAAAGAACAAACTGCACTAAGTGAAGTTATAAAACCACAAGCGGATAACAAATAATGGCATACCAAAGCTCTAAACTTACAGCGGTACCTTACTTCTACGATAAGCAAATGCGCAAATACATTCAGCAATTTATTCGGATCTTTGCTGGATTTCAAGTTGCAATGCATACTAATAAAGAAGGTAATATAGTTTATCAAACTGTTCCTGTACGTTACGGCGATGTTAGTAGAATGGCAGCACATATTGTCAGAGAAAATTCTGAGAATGTGCTACAAACAACACCGTTTATTAGTTGTCATGTTACTGGATTAGAAACTGCTCCGCAGAGCAGAACATATGCACAATACGAAGAAACAATGCCTGTCTACGAAAAGAAATACAACGAAGAAACTGGTAGTTATGAAAACGAAGTAGGCAACGTATACAGTATTAAGCGTCATCAGCCTGTACCTTACACATTAACAATGCAAGTTGATTTGTGGACATCNAACACAGAACAAAAATTACAATTACTAGAGCAAATACTTGTACTGTTTAATCCAACACTAAACATACACACCAACGATAATCCACTGGACTGGAGTACACTCAGCTACGTAGAACTTATTAGTACCACATGGAGTATGCGAGCAATACCTAGCGGTGTAGATGATATTATTGATATCAGTACACTTACGTTCCAACTACCTATACTAATTAATCCTCCTGCTAAAGTATTACGCAACACTGTGATTCATACTATTATCGACAATATCGACGAAGTAGATGATTCTGGATTAGATTTATTACGAGCAGGCGGTAGCTATACTCCTATCTTCACTAGTTATCAAGTTGTTACAATGGATCAACACAAGATGAAATTTACAATTGATAATGCAGGCAATGCTAGTGCGCAGCTATTAAGTTTAAGTGGCAGTAGTTTAGACAGCGACGGAAATTTGTTAGACTGGAAGAATGTATTTAAAAGCTTCGGTGAATTCAGAGACAGTGTTAGTCAGATAAGACTTGTATTGTCCAATGATCCTAGCGTTACATCAAACGATATTGTAGGAAATATAAAATTAAATACTAACAACATAAATTTATTAGATATCACATTAGATTCTAATACAATTCCAAGCAATACACTAACACCTGTTTCTGCTGTTATTAATCCACAAATTAACTTTCCCGGAGATGGTACATTAACAGCAAGTGCAACTGGAGATAGATATTTACTGACCCAAGACACTCCTGGATCAAACGGTATATGGGCAGCTAATGCTAAAAAACACGATATTATCGAATACGACGGCAGCAATTGGAATATTGTATTTGACGCTAGTACAACAAACACTGTACAATACACTACAAATCTAACAACAGTAGACAGTCTAAAATGGACAGGCATAGAATGGATCAATTCATTTGAGGGCACATATAATCCAGGATTTTGGCGACTATACCTATAATGATACAAGCAAGCGGATGCTGTTTTCTTGCCCTCGACACGGGCAGAATAATGTTACAGCAAAGAAGTAAAAATTCAAGTCATCCACTCAAGTGGAGCTTTTGGGGAGGCAAAGCTGAACACAAGGAACGTCCTATCGAAACACTACTGCGTGAATGCAAAGAAGAATTAGGGCCATTGCCTGACATTGAAAAGGTTTATCCACTACATACATTTTTAAGTGAAGATAAAAAGTTTACCTACAACACGTTTTGTGTTACAGTATTCGAAGAGTTTATTCCTCGGTGCAATCATGAAAGTGCAGGATATGCATGGGTTAGCATAGACTGTTGGCCTAAGCCATTACACCGAGGTGCTTACTTAATTTTAAACAACACAGAAATGGTAGAGAAGATCACTACTATATACANACGTCAAAAAGACAAACTAGACTTGCCAAACTGGTTAGATAGTTTCTAAACTTCCGGAAACAAACATTCGTCAATAAACATTCTAACGTCTGCTGGATCTAATCCTAAACTTTCCATAACTTTAGGTGTATGTGGATTCTGCTTTTGATAAGCACAATATCTATTTTGTTTTTCACGAATTAAGGCAGAGTCGACACTAGATGTAGTATACGTTGGAAGTTCAGCTAAGTATGTATCCAAATTATCTAATGCCATAGTCACAACCTGTTGCATTTCTTCTATTCTAACATTGCTTGCGGCTACCATATGTTTGCTGAATATAGCTTGCGCCCAGTCTGGCAATTGCCGTTCTTTCTTCCATTCTAAATCTTGTACAAACTCTCCAAACAAGTTTACCATTGGATGATTCCAGTCCGCAGTTGGACTATAATCATGAAATGCACCTGTAACTTTGTTCTTGCCACATATAATATCAAAACCGTATATAGGAGCATCATTATCATAGTTAGGAAACACACAGATGTGAGTCATATACAGACCTTTTGAATCTCTGGCATCAACACTGTCTATGTGTGCTCGTCTAAAATGTTCTCCACGAAACACTCGATTGAGCCAGCCAAACTCAGGATCATCAAAAGTTTCTTCTCCTAGTGCTGAACATTTTTCTATAATAGCACTTTCACATTCAATCATTTTATCCCATATTTCACTCATAATACTGCTTTCAATTTGTCTACTAGGTCATTTATNATTGCATCTGTGTGCATTGGGGTTGGTGCAAAACGTAATCTTTCAGTTCCTACTTCCACTGTGGGGTAGTTTATANNCTGTACATATATATTATGATCATTAATGAGTTCATCACTTATACGTTTACATTTTACAGCATCACCTACTAGTACAGGAACAATGTGCGTTTCGTTTTCGATAACATCTATGTTGTTTATTTCTAATAAACTTTTGAGAACGTTTGCTCTACTTTGATGTTGCTGTCTGAGTGCTACACCATTTTCGCTACGCAAGTATTTTATAGCAGCTAAGGCACCAGCACATATTACAGGACTTAAACTAGTNGTNAAAATAAATCCACTTGCTACACTACGTATAGCATCTATAGCAACACTGTCTCCTGCAATATAACCGCCTTGACATCCAAATGCTTTTCCTAACGTTCCATTAACAAAATCGACCCTATCTTGTAGTCCTATTTTTTCAAGATACCCAGCACCAGTTTCGCCATATAAACCAACTGCATGCACTTCGTCAATATATGTTATTGCATTATATTTGTCTGCAAGATCTACTATCTCTTGGATATTACTCACACAGCCGTCCATGCTGTATACACTTTCAAATACAATACACGGTGTGCCAGTTACTGATTTTAGAATATCTTCCAACTCTTGCACATTATTGTGTTCAAATATATGTTTAGGTGCACCACTGTGTCGAATACCTTGTATAAGGCTTGCATGATTACTACTATCACTTACAAATTCAATATCTGGTATAATTTTACTGAGTGCTATTAGACTCCATTCATTGGCAACATATGCACTAGAGTATAACAAAGACGACGGTTTGTTGTGCAATTGCGCTATTTCGTATTCTAATGCAACGTGATAATGGCTGGTTCCGCTTATGTTTCTGGTACCGCCACTACCTGCTCCGGTTTGATCTAATGCAGTATGCATAGCATCAAGTACAACTTTATGTTGTCCCATACCTAAATAATCATTACTACACCAGTTTACAATATTTTTGATGTTATACGGACCGTAATGTATTGCTTGCGGATATGACCCACGTTCTCGCAAAATATCGTTGAATACTCTATAGTTTCCTTGCAACTTCAAAGTGTCAATAACACTTTGAAATTTGTTTTTATCTATCATTTAAGCCAAGCTGTTCTAAGTCCAAGATCTTTGCGTCTTTGGTGCTCTTGTTCGCTTCCTGGATATCTCCAAGCCCATATTGCAACCAGTGCCATAAAGCCTCCGCTCCATAGTACAGCTTTAGGATTACCTGTAGTAAACCAAAGTACCGCTACACTTGATGACATAGTTATCAACATAAAGTATTTGAACTTGGTAGGGAAGACACGCTTCTCTGACCATCCACGTAGGAAAGGTCCAAACAGTTTGTGGTTCATAATGTAATTGTGCATCCGATCGCTACTTTTTGCGAAACAGTATGCCGCTCCAACTGCTGGTGTACTCCAGGGTAGTCCTGGTAAGTAGATCCCAACAAAGGCAACACCTAGTAGAATAATCCCTAGACTAAACCACAAAGTTTTTCTAATGTTCATAATTTTTCTTTCCGTTAAATACTATGTTAACATTATTTATCAGCTTGACTAATCGTATAGAATCAGCTATAATCGTATGTAATTGGAGATATGAATGCATATTGTAACAGGCGCTGCTGGGTTTATCGGCAGCAACATGGTAAAACACTTAAACAAACAAGGACATACAAACGTCGTTTGTGTGGACACTCTGAATCAACACAAAGTGGCAAACCTTGCAGGGCTTGAATTTGTAGACTTTATAAGTCCAGATGAATTGTTGTTGAAAGATTTTGAAGATGTAACAGCTTGTACATTGTGGCACCTAGGCGCTAATAGTAAAACCAGTAGCGACGATTGGGATAGTATCTATCACAATAATGTAGTTTACACAAGAAAATTATCCAATAAGTTTAAAAATGTTGTATTTGCTAGTAGCGCAAGTGTGTACGGTGACAACATCGACACACAAGAAGTTGCCAGCAATCTAGCACCCAAGAACATGTATGCAGCTACTAAAATGATGTGTGACAATAGTTTTTTGAATAACAAACACGTATCTAAAATTCAAAGTTGGCGTTTCTTTAATGTGTATGGAAACAGAGAACATCACAAAGTACATGCTGGAATGGCAAGCCCATACAGTAATTTTATACATCAAGCAAAAACAACAGGCGTAATCAAACTGTTTGACAACAGTCACGAAGTACTCAGAGACTTTATTTGTGTTGACGATGTTGTGGAAATCATGTATGGTACCTATATGAACAAGAATAAAAGTTTCATAAGTAATCTGGGAACAGGCAGCACATATAGTTTTCAGCAATGGGGAGATCTTATTGCTAAACATTATAATGCTGAAATAGAATACATACCAGTGCCAGAGGAATTACAAAAAATCTATCAAAAATATACATGCAGTGACAACAACTACCTAATGTCTAACCTAGAGAATTATAAGTTTACTACACCTGAAGAATTTGTAGAGGCTAATCTATGAAAGTATTAGTGTTTGGCGATGTGATCGTCGACAAATATATCTATGGTACTAGTACAAGAATTAGTCCAGAAGCGCCGGTACCTGTTGTGACTTTTCAAGAAGAAAAAGAATCCTTAGGCGGCGCAGGGCTGGTGTATGAAAACTTAAAAAGCCTAGGCGTTGATGCCACACTACTACAAACAGAACAGCCACGCAGTGTTAAGACTAGAATAATATGTGACGGGCATTATATTACACGTATAGATGATGATAAAGATGCAGATTCAAATGCAGTATTAGCTAACGTATTACGCAGTGACTTCTCTCAATGGGATTATGTTGTACTAAGTGACTACGACAAAGGTGTATTAGACAATGCAAAACAAATTATTGCACACATAAACAGCCAAGGTCCTAAAGTAATTGTAGATCCAAAACGATATGCACACGACTATGAAGGCGCTTGGTTAGTGAAGCCTAACAACAGCGAATACACTAAGTTTGAATTTGACGAATGGCAAGGAAACATTATCACCACAGACGCAGGTCACAGTGTAAGTGCTACAATAGACAATATCCAATATACCGTGCCTGTAGAACAAGTCGAAGTATCAGATGTTACTGGTGCTGGAGATTGTTTTTTAGCTGCATTTGTGTATGCACTTACCAAAGATTACAGTCATCAAAAGTGTTTGGAAATTGCAGTTAGTGCAAGTACACTAAGTGTTAAACATCAAGGCACATATATATTAGACAAACAAGATGTTGAATACACCAAAGTGTTTACCAATGGTTGCTTTGATATTGTACACAGAGGGCATATTGAAATGCTCAAGGCTAGTAAACAATTAGGAGACTGGTTAGTAGTAGGTGTTAATACAGATCGTAGTGTTCGTCATCTTAAAGGCGAATCTAGGCCTATTAATAATGAAAGTGACAGAAAAGTTATGCTGGAAAGTTTAGACTTTGTGGATGAAGTAATATTATTCAACGAAGATACTCCACTAGAATTAATACAACGTGTACAGCCAGACATAATTACAAAAGGCGGTGACTATACAGTAGACACAGTTGTAGGTAACCAACTTGCAAAAGTTGTGATACTACCAACTGTAGATGATTACAGTACAACTAAAACAATACAAAGGATCAACAATGACACAACTTAACGGGGTACAAGAAAAAGGTTGGGGACGAGAATTAATTTTTGCCACCAATGACAAGTACTGTGGTAAACTAATGTTTTTTGACAAAAAAGGATCTAAGTTTAGCATGCACTTTCACAAAGACAAAGATGAAAGTTGGTATGTTCTCAATGGTAGTTTTACACTGCACACTATGAATACCGATACAGCAGAACTTGAAACAAATGTTTTAACAAAGGGTGAGACTTGGCGTAACGAACCTATGCTACCTCATCAACTAGTAGCAATGGAAGATAACAGTATTATTATTGAAGTGAGCACTCCGGACAGTGTTGAAGACAACTATCGTATCTTCAAAGGTGACAGTCAAGCATGAGTAAACTTTGGGTATTCGGTGATAGCTTCGCTACTGTTAAAAATTCACACTATAAAAATTTAGATGATCATTGTCAACCATCATGGGTCTGGATGCAACAAGTCGGTAAAAATTTGCCTATTACCGAAGCCCGCTGGAATGGACTTGCGGGTGTTAGTAACGAATGGATAATGAATGAGCTTAAAAAATATACCAAAGATTTTAGTAAAGGCGATTATCTAATTGTAACTTCAACTCATATTAATAGAAGATGGTTTATAAAAGATAAACCAGATATGGGCAATATCTATCTAGATAATATTAACAAACTTGTTACAAAAAAACAAGCACGAGCTATTCATTTGTATAAAGAAACATTTTTAGATCAACACCTAGTTTTATCAAACATATATCAGGAACAGTTTTTAGCTTGGTGTTATTCATTTGCACATACGTTAGGATTAAAATTATGCTTACTTCCTGCTTTTGATGAAAATTCATTTTTTTTACACATTAAGCAGTATCCTGGAAATATTATAAATTCGTTAGTAGGCGTCGACGAAGCTGAATTTGTCGGAAGAGCAGATAGTAAATACAATTTGTTTAATATTTGGAATCGAATTGATCGCAGGCTTTGTCATTTGAGCGAACCCAATCATACCGTATTAGCACAAAAGATTGTTAGGTTTTTTAAGTACGGAGAATTGATAGATTTGCAAAATGGGTTCGAACAAGACTTGTTTGAAAACAAACAAGATTTAATCAACTATCGGCCTCTAGGTGTTTAGAAAATTTAATTTAATTACACGATAGAATCATAAGGAAACTTTCCTTCATATTTGCTACATCTAGGTTGTGCAGTACATTCTCTGCAATGCGGCAATTTAATGTTTACACCATCTTTTGTAGTATTGTTTCCGTCATATGCATATCCATTTGCATCCCATTGCATGTTATTTACTTTGTGCATATGACCAACAGTCTTTACACTGTCCACAACTTTTTGATCAACTTCAGGATGGCAATTTTTATGCCAGTAATTTATTACACTTGGTATCTTATTACTGTCGTATTTGCCTTCCGGAGTGGTACCAAAGAAAATAAAATTCTCACAGGCTCCTCCATCAAGCCATGCTTTGTCGTTTTTTTCATTATAGTGTATAGCACTAGCTGGACACGCATTAATNCAATCATAACAATCTGTACATTTNTTCCACATTTTATGTTGAATTTTTTTACCCTTATCGGGTATATTTGTAATTTTTGTTTTGAACCCTATCATTGCAAAATGACAATCAAATCCAAACTTATAGCTGTATACTAGTGTGTTCCTAGCTCTTACTCCTAGTCCACTTAATATAGCTGCTTCTTTATAGTTGGTATACATTGGATACCAGCCTACAATTTTGCTTTTTTTAATTGTGTTTATAATTTCGTCGTAAAAACTATAGTCCCAACTTTCGCCAAACTTACACATTACTATTCCATGTGTTATGTCAGGAAAATGAATACCGTTTGTGAAGTCTCTGCCAAATATATGGTACTTGCTTTTTACTGGTGAACTACTAGCTTGAAACGTATCTTCACGTGAAAGATATGCCATATCCCACGTATCGTCAAACAAACTTTTAAATTCTTCAAAGTCAACTAACATATTTAGATATCTCAATATAGTATACAATATCTTTGTGTTCTGTACTGTTACTAAAATTAGTTATATGTAGATTATTATCTGCTAACATGTCACNGAATGTATCTGGGTTGCTACCTGTTACATTTTCCATAAGCATTATTTTACCATCATCTGTTAGATAATCATTGACGGTATCAAAAAAGTCTTGATGTATTTTCCAATCTAAATCCTGCATTTTTCTCGGTTCATGTTCAGTCACTGTCAAGTCATCTCGCCATGCTGGCACAGTAAAATTAAAATGAGGCGGGTTTGCTATTATAAGATCAAATTTTTGTTTGGGGATACTTTTAAAGTTGTCGCTCAAATAAAACTTGCAAGGAAGATTATTGTAGTTAATTGTACGAGTGATTACATCTTTTGCATATGTTGATATATCGCTAAATGACACTCTACTAGCAAGTCTTGTTTGTAGTGTTGCTAGTCCAAAATAACCTGGGCCGCAGCACCACTCTAGTGCATTTTCAAATTGACGGCCTTGTGCAAAGTGATGAAAGCAGCTAATTGCGTCTTTAACAGTTAGGTATCCGTAACCGTCCGTTTCGTCGCTAGTAAAAACTCGATAGTTTCCTAAATTAATATAGCCATCTTGTTTATTTTTCATTTTTAACTATTTTCATATACCAAAGTTCATTAGAGAACTTGCTGCTCCGTAAACTGTGCTGAATTGTTAGGCCATTTTCTTCGATCATCGATTTGAACACATTTGGACTCGAACCCCATACATTTTCTTGTAGTATTATACAACCAGTATCGCTTAAAAAGTTACTAGCATTTTCAAAAAAATTACGGTGTATACTCCAATTCTCATCTTTGTATTTTCTAGGATCATCGTAATATGAACTGAACGGATCGATGCAAAAGTGTGGAGGATTACCTATTATTAAATCAAACTGTTGTTTAGGAACACTATTAAAATTGTCGCTTAAAAAAAAACTTGCATTACTTAACTTGTTATAACTAATAGTTTCGTTAACATACTGTTCAGCACCGTCGTATATATCAACAAATACTGCCTTGTCTATATTAAATATGTCAAGTCCGAGTAACCCAAAACCCCAGTATCCCGGGCCGCAGCACCACTCCATAACACGTTTACAACTAGGTTTGTCTTCTAACAACAAGTGAACAGCGTCTAGAGAATCTTTAATTGATTCTCTGCCGCCGCCATTTGTTTGTTCGTCATAAAAGATTTTTAGTTTATTAACTGTTACATGGTGTATCATCAAGCATATACCCAATTTCCTTTATACAGTAGTTTTCCGTGTTCAGGCAAATACAAATATTCAATGTCGCTTTTTTGCAGTGTCCATAATGCATCTTCTAGTGTTTCTACAAGAGGCTCACCGCCTAAGTTAAACGATGTATTAAACACAATAGGAACACCTGTGCGTTCTTTAAATGCACTAATGATTGCATGATAAACAGGATTATCTTCTTTGCTCACTGTTTGAATACGGCAACTTCCGTCAACATGGATAATACTTGGAATTTTCTCTGCTATTCCTTCTTGACAATGTACTGCGTACATCATATGAGGACTGTCTTCCATTCCTCGCAAATCAAACCATTCGTGTACATCTTCTTCTAGTATACTGCCTGCAAATGGACGGAAGTATTCCCTATTCTTTACACTATTAACAAAATCTTTGCCGTCTTCGAATGTTGGATCAAACAACAAACTTCTATTACCCAATGCACGTGGACCATTTTCACTGCGTCCTTGAAATAGTGCAACAATGTTTTTGCTGGTCATTAGTTCAACAATATCTTCATGTGTTGCATCTTGTACT